TAATCGACTTGGGTATCTCGCGCGCTTCATTGATCCAGATGCCAGTCAACTCCAACGACAACAGCTTCTTGACATCTTCAGGTCTATCAAGAGCCAAGAAGATAACCTCTAGTTCGAGATCACCTTGCTTGATGTTGTGGGTATATGGCACCGACCATGAAAACTTGCCCCACTGATCTTCTGGAAACCAGTCAAGCCATGTCTTGATTGTAGTCGTTCTAAGCTGCGGGTTTGTATTACGCACGATAGCCCAACGACTTTTGCGCTTACCGTCACTGTTGGGCTTTTGCTGCAAGGCACGCCTGAACACTTCAACACAGCAAGCCACAGACTTGCCAGATCCAACCGGGCCACGAATACCACGGAAGAATGTATCATCCTTCATGAAGGTCTTCAGTACCTCGCCATCTGGCTTGTACTTAAACTTCATCTATCTTGCGATCCTTACCAAGACGCACGAGGTTTGCAGCTGCTTCAGGGGCTATGGCTGCGATATATTTGTCAGCTTCAAAGTCGGTCATGAAGTCTTTCGGGTAGTATCTGAAATGCACATGCTTGACGATCTTACGAAGGATGCGTCGCTCTTCCGGCTTTAAGCTGTGAAGAAAGCTGCTCATCTGTATCTTTTGGAGACGCGCGCTGCGCTCTTGGGTTGCTTTGAATGCTGTTTGCCAGCAGCTTTGTCTTTACGTTTCTTGGCAGAAGAAGCAGCATATTGCGCTGAAGACATAGCCTTGATAGCAGCAGAAGGAAGGTAGCGTTCACCAGTTGCCTTTGGGCCTTGGGTTGATGGCTTACCGGACTTGGTGCGCCATTTCTGCTTCGTCCAGTTCATCAGGCTGCGTTGTGACTTTGCCCTAGCGATAACCGCCTCCCTTGGCTTTATATTGCTTGGCAAGCATCTGGGCTTTGCGCGCCGACCACTGGCCGGGTGCGCCGCCCTTGCCACCAGCCTTGATGCGGTTAAACAGGTTTTTGCGCATGGTTGGTTTGGTGTAATTACCAGCTTCGTTTACGCGGCTTTTCTTTGTCATGCTGTGCCAAACAGGGAGCGGCGTCCCGGCCCTCTTGATCTGGAAGGTGAACGAGCTTGCTCCATGGCAAGCATAGAGCGGCGGTTGCCATCTATTTCAACAGGGTTGGTGGCAGACTCAGGTCTTTCTTGTTTTGCTTCTTCTTGACCTGCCTCTTCTGTTTCTTTTTTGCGTTGCGCCCTTTGAGCCTCGGCAATCGTATTGTAGTAAACCCCATCAACAAGAAGATCACTTTGACCTTCAATCAAACGATCTGTGCTTGGGTCTTTTGTTCCTGTTACCTGTCCGCTTGAACTATAAACAGGGTCATTGCCATCTCTTAAAGATCTGATCATGCGCTCGGCAAAGATGTTGCCAACAGCGTTCAGGCCGGTAATAAGACCGGCACCCGGCAAAAGAGGTGGTGGGTTTTCTCTGTTATCAATCCGCTGTTGAATACTACGAATAGCCTGATCACGAAGTTCCGGCATCGATGGGTAGTTAGGCTCATCTCTACCTCTTGCTTGTATAACGCCAGTTGCTTTCGGCGCTGCATCCATACGGCCACGTTCTTGATCATAAAAACCGCTAGCGCCTGTTTGTGGTTGCGGACCTCTAACCAATGCACCTGGTGCAACATTAGTTGGCAGTCGATCACGGCTGTCAATAACCGTTGGCTTGGGGGTTGGAGTCATTATTTTAGTAGGTGCTGAAGACGAGGATTGACGTTGCCTTTCAGCAGCGGCAGCGGCATCAGCTGCTCGTTGCTGTCGCGAAGCTTCTGCTTGAGTCAAACTTTCAAGTTCTTTGCGAGCGGTTTCGGCTTCTGCCTGAAACCTTTTTTGATCGCGAAATGCGCCCTCTAAGTTCCGATATTGATTCGCACTTATTCTTTCTCTACCACGGCTGGTGGTTGCAAAGTATATTGCATTCCCACTATCAGATTCGTCTCGACCAATGCCTTTGACATTTGCGCCACCAAAGATTACTTCACCGGACCCACGATCAATAGCAGCAACAAGCTGTTGCGCTCTTGTTCGTGTTTCTTCGTCTGCCCCGGAAAAGTAGGTGCCTGTAGACGGCGAGGATTGCGTCTGTGCGGAGTAACCACCGCCAAACCTGTACTCACCTCGTGGGTCTTGTAAAAGACCAGTTTCAGCACCTGTGTTACCAGATGTGTCCCCGCCACCTACACACATGTTACTTCTTCTTTGCTTTCATGATTTTTTGTTGAAGAGACTTGGGCAGCGTCTTCTGCTTTGAGGTCAGACCGCCTGCTTTCTTTGCAGCTTTTTTGGCTGGCTTCTTCATTCCGTAATGACCGGGCATTATGCTTTACTCCTATCTTTCTTCGCTTTGTTGCGTTTAGAAATGGCCGCTGCCTTCTTCTTGGCATCAGCCTTGGATGATGCTCCCCACGCTCTCAGCGAAAGAAGCAAACGAGTGGGTCGGCCCTTTGAGTCACGCTCGGGACCGGGCATCCCGCCCATGCGGGCAAGGAAGCTTGCGCGGCGAGGATTGTCACCGCTTCTAACAGGAGCCTTGAGGGTGCCGCCTTTATAGGAAGCGCGTCCCTTGGCATTCAAACCACCCTTGGGGTTCTTGCCAGCCTTGCGTGTCCAAGCTGGAGTTTTAGGTTTTCTAACCAAGTCTTCTCGCCTCAACAGCTACAGTGTCTTTGTCTGGCTCAATCGAATCAATGAGCCTTTGCCTTTTTGTTGGCTTTGATTGAGGCATAAGAACGGATGGCTCGCCCTTTAATTGTCCTATCTGGCGTCTGTAAGCACCAAACAAACTAGACTCATCTACACTGCGCTCGACAATTTCTGCCGTACCTTCAACTGCAAGCATTGCTTCCGCAGGAGGGAAAAGAGCATTCAAAAAAGTGTCGAGAAGCCCCTTGCGCTCACTATCCATAGGCGTCACTGGGAATACTGGCTCGATGTTTTCATCTTCAAACCAAGCAACACGCGGACTTGGATAGTTGTCATTGATCTGATCCTGCGGCTCGATGAACTCGTCGATTACCTGTGTCCCGCCACTTTCAGGGTCATAGCGGTCAGACATCAGTAAGCCGCCAAGCATACGGGCTAAAGGGAATGCACTGCCGCGTGTAATCGATGCGCTGGTGCCAGCTGCCAACTGCCCAAGAGAAGAGCCAGTCATGGCAGTAATCGATCTCTCGCTAAATCCAGCCTCATTCAGCACTTCAGTTATTTCGGAAAGATACTCACGAATAAATTGCTGGTTGTCTGAGAAGTCGTAGATGTCCTTAACCCGGTAGCCATCCCCTTCACGACGCATCTGAAAGTTGCCAAGGATCATCTTCAGATTGTGAGCGTCGCCATCGAACCCTGCCTCTTGGAAAAAATTTCCAGAGCCGGTCATCTCATTGATCATCTCATAAGTAACAGCACCAGCACGAAGCGAGCGCGCATTGCCAATCTGCCCCTTTTGCTGAAACTCAGCTAAACGCTCGGCAGTGGTCGCCTCATCCTTGTAATAATAATCGCCAACCTTGCGAAGAAAGCCCTTCAACTCAGGCGACAGCCGCATCTGGTCACTGTCCATAAACTCAGGAAGCAGTGAGTTAAAAGCAGCTTTCAGAAACGTCTTTTGGTAATCGCGCATGTCGGCATAATCGCCGACCCTTTATTTATGCATCAACGCACAAATCGAGCATGCAACCACAAGACCATAAAAATCAGGATAAGAAGCGGTTGAAGCAATACAAACAGAATCAAGTTCCATGCTTCATAGCTTATGCCTGATACCGCTTCCATCCAGTAGATGACATCGCAGCAGTACAGGAACCAGTAGTTGATGAAATCAGTCATGCAGCATTCTCCCTTGCTGCATTTATGCATACGAGCCTTTTGAGGCAATAATGTGACCGGGGGTCCAGTTGCATATGGCAGGCCCGCGTTTTCTCCCCCCACCCCCCATATAGCCACATGGCTCTAGCTAAGATCGATCGACACTTGTATCTCGCCCGCGTGGAGATGCATGTGCCGGTCAGGAGACTTGAAGCCAGCCCGGTCAAGTATGTCCTTGCTTGCCTCCAGCTGAACATACTCAGACCTTGCGCCCTGTGCTAACTGCATCACCTTTGCAGCCGCAGTCGTAGCGTTCAGACCAATCGTCTCCT